CAAGAGATGCAACTACTAAAGACTCAAGCGGCACGCGCTCGCTATTGGAGGCTACTAAATCGGGTACTATTTCGGTATCTGCTTTGTACGCTGAAGATGCAGCTTACGGCGTCGATGATCTTATGACAGCTTGGAGCGGACGCACTCAGCTTACAGTTAAATTTTCTACCGAGGTATCGGGAGACCATTACTGGTCTGCTGCTGCTTACGTAACTTCTTTAGAGGTTTCTAGTGGTATGGAAGATAACGTAACGTACTCGGCTACATTCGAGCTTACGGGAGCTATTACCTACTCTACTGTAGCGTAATAATAGAATAACACAAACACATAAAGCAAATGGTAAAGAGAGTTAAAATAGGAGGGGAAGAAAGAGCTGTAAAGTTCGGCTTCGCCGCGCTAATGCAATTTACGGACGCTACCGGGTATACCCTAGCGCAGCTGGATTCTATAGGAGACAGCCTAACATTAAGCCAAGCTATAGAGCTTATTAAGGCAGGGCTTAAGCAAGGCGCTAGAGTAGAGGGCGAAAAGTTTAACGCTACTACGGAAGAGGTAGCCGACTGGCTAGACGATGCCCCCGGAGCTTTAGAGGAAGTGCTAGCAATCTTTACCGAAAGCTTTACACCTGCAAAAAAGTAGAAGGGGCTAGGGGCCAGTCGGGCCCCGATGCCCCTCTTACTTTTGACCGCTGCGAAGAGATAGCCCTAGGTTTACTAGGTTATAATTACAGCGAGTACTTACAGCTTACCCCGCGCAGCCTTAATAACGCTGTAGCGGGTTTTAGTGAAAAGAGGGAAGCAGAAAGCCGCGAGCTTTGGGAGATAATGCGAAGCCAAACGGTAACGCTAGTAAACCTCCAGCTACCGAAAGGCAAAAGAGTAAAACCGAAGGAGCTCTATAAATTTCCTTGGGACTATACACAAAAAGCAGGGCCACAACTAACTAAAGCGGAAGCTAAAGCAATACTAGCGAAATGGCAAAAAAGAGCAACATAAGTACTAACATTGCGATAGGTGCAAACCTTAGCGGACTTACTAGAGGCTTAAAGGTAGCCGGTAGTAAAATGCGCCGTTTTGGTTCGCAAGCTAAAAGCTTAGGAATGAACCTAAGCCGTAGTATTTCCGCTCCGCTTATTGGCTTAGGTGCTATTTCCGTTAAAACCTTCTCCGGCTTTGAGGCCGAGATGAGTAAGGTAAAGGCCGTATCGGGAGCCACTACTAAAGAATTTAAAGCACTAGAGGCCCAAGCAAAAAAGCTAGGGGCTTCTACTACGTTTACAGCTAGCGAGGTAGCAGGTCTGCAAACCGAGTTCGCTAAGCTTGGTTTTACGGCTAGAGAAATAGATAAGGTTACCGAGAGCACCCTATACCTAGCGCAAGCTGGCGGGGCTGAGCTTGGCCGGGCTGCTGAGGTAGCAGGTTCTACCCTTAGAGCTTTCGGACTCGCAGCCGAAGAGACCGGTATGGTTACCGACGTAATGGCTAAGAGCTTCGCGACCAGCTCCCTAGATATGGAGAGCTTCGCCGAGGCTATGAAGACTGCGGCACCTATTGCCAAGGCTACCGGCGTAAGTATAGAGGAAGCTAGCGCAATGCTTGGAGCTCTAGCTAATAACGGTATAAAGGGCTCTATAGCAGGAACCGCTCTAAAGAAAATACTTAGCGAGCTGCACCAGGAAGGTAAGCCAATGCGCCAAACCTTTAGAGAGCTTGCTAGTCAAAACATTAATCTAGCAGAAGCTAACGACTTAGTAGGCGAACGGGCTAAGGGTGCTTTATTGGTCCTTACTGAGCAGATGGGTACCGTAGACCAGCTTACCACTAGCTACGAAAATGCAGAGGGCGCCGCGGCAGCTATGGCCGAGGAAATGATGGATAACACCGCCGGAGCCTTTAAGGAGTTACAAAGCGCAACGGAGGGCGCCCTAATTGAGTTAGGCCAAGCCATTACCGAAAACGAGATATTTAAGAATGTGCTTAAAGGTCTTACCGAAACTATGGGTAAGATTACGAAAGCCATTAGCGGAATGAGCGACGCCCAGCTTTATAACAAGGTTATACTAGGCGGCGTTATTGCTTTGGTACCTATTATTATTACAGCTCTCGGTTCTCTTAGTTTAGCCTTTGGATCTTTGACCGCTGCGATGGGGCCAGTAGGTATAGCTATCGGCGTGGTAGTATTAGCCTACCAAGCTCTTAGAAAAGAGGTAACCAAAAGCGACAAGGTTATTAAGGAGGCTTTAGAAAGTGAAAACTTTATAGAAGCTCAAAATCAACTAAAAGATCGCTTATCGGAAGTAAACAAATTACTTAAGGAACGTAAGGAAGCTTTAGCGCGTGCTACGTCCCCACAAGCACAAGCTGCACAATCAAAGGTAGTAAATGATTTAGAGGCAGAGCGTGTTAAATTACTAGAGGCTTTAAATAAGGTGCAAGAAGAAAACACCATTAGCCAAGAAGAATTTATAAAAGCGCAGAAAGAATACGAAGCAGAGCAGAAAAAAACTATAGAGACTACTAAAAAGTACGAGTCTTCTATTAAAACGGTAGCTAAAGCTTTAGATGTAGATTTATACCCTAGCCAAACAAGAGTAAAAGAATTACTAGATAATAGCTTTACCCAGGTACATAGTAGCAATTTAGCAAGATACCAGCAGGGGCTAAGTAATTTATCGGCACCTCTAACCCAAGCTATAGACTTAACCGCAGGTTTAGGTAGACAAATCGCCGAAGGTTTCGGTAGTGCTATGGCTAATATGGTTATGAGTGTAGACGAGGCGTTTACCTTGTATAACGATATGGTAGACGAGGGAGCTAGCAGAACGGAAGCCTTAACCGCTTCCGTAAATTTATTAGCTGCTAGCTTTATGCAAACATTAGGCGCAGCTATTCAAAGTATAATAGCACAGCTTTTAGCGGCCGTAACAGTAGCAGCGATCCTAGCTGTAGTCTTAAGCTTAGCTACCGGAGGTATAGCAGGTACTAGCTTACAAAGTATAGGTACAGCAATGAAGCTCACTACCTTACCTGCTATGGGTATACCGGGGCTAGCAGAGGGTGGTATAGTTACCGGGCCTACCCTTGCCCTTATTGGGGAAGGTAGAGAGAGCGAGGCAGTAATACCACTTAGCAAGCTTCCGCAAATAGCAGGAGGCGCTGGCGGTGCTGTAGAGGTATACGGACGCCTAAGCGGCCAGGATATACTCTTAAGCACGGAGAAAGCACAAAGAACACGAAGCAGATATAGAGGATTTTAATAGATGGGTGTACTACTTTACAGCGTTTTTAAGAGTGATTACGGGAGCGATTTTACTATTGAAATTCACGATACTGAATTTAGCGGTACTCCTTCCGAATTTAAAACGGACAGCCGAGGCTTTACTTTAGACTACAGCGCAGAAACCGACGATATAGTAAGCCCTATTATAGGCTCAAGCTGTACCGTAGGGATGTACGTAGAAAACGTAAACCAAGAGTTTGACCTAATAAGCAAGCTTAAAGACTACCAAGAGGACCGCTTTTATATTCGGATCTACTCTAGCGAGGACAGCCGCGTAATTGATATAACCGACAATACCGTAAGCAACTTTAATACAAGGGTACAAGCTGACGGGGGAACGGTAGAAAGCACGAGCTGCATAACGCAAGACATAACGGCGCTAGGTGGTGCTAAATTCTATATACCTTCAGTAAGTAGCGATATTTACTGGACCGGTAAGATTACGCAGGATTTAGTAAGTATTGAGGATCAATACTACCCGTACCTCTACGAGATTACAGCTGTAGACGGTATAGGCTTACTAGCTAACTATGAATACCAAACGGCAGGAAATAAAACTTTATTCGAAGTATTTGAAGAGAGTATAAACCTTATAGGCGTAGACCACTTATATAGCGGTACTAACTTTTATTTAAGCACCTGCTTTAATTACTGGGACGTAAACCAAACCTACGACGTAGACGTAGACAGCTCTACTTTAGTACGCTTTAATACGTTAGTGTACCAAATAACTAACGACGACGGAAGCTTTACACAGCCTAAAGCTTTAGATATATTAAAGCAGCTGTGCACCGTTTTTGGTGCTCGTATATACCAGCGTAGGGGTGCTTATGTTCTAGAGCAATATAAAGAACGTGTAGACATAGAATACCGTTACTTTAACTACGATACCCAAGGCGACGAGCTGACGGTAGAAGATCGTATAGACGACGCTACAGTAACGCAAACAAGCTACCAAGGGGCGCGCTTAAATGGAGGTAGCTATAACTTCCTACCGGCGCTTAAGAAAGTAGAAATAACCTATAACCAAGATAGGCTAAACAACTTACTAGCGAACCGCCTAACGTTTACGGGAGCGTCTAGCGCTGTAAGCTTAGGTACTTTAGTAGACGATAATAACGCGCAGGTAAATATAAACGGTAATGTATTTTACAGCTTTATATATAACGGCAGCGGCGCTACTGCAAGTACGGATTTTTACCGCGCTGTATTTAGAATACAACTACGCCAGGAGGATATACTAAACCCTGGGACGTACTACTATTTAAAAAGAGACTTCCAGCCTTCGGGTAATGGCCAGCTGTACGGTGCTACCTCTTGGAGTACGTCCGCAAGTTATTACTACTTCGACGCAGGCGAAGGAAAGAATAACGCCAGCGGACTAAACCTAGCGAGTAGCTTTAATGTTATTAGCCCTCCTTTGCAGGTAGACGGTAACACTACGCTAGACGTAGAATTTTATAGCTTATACCGCCGTAATATAAGTACGGGCTCTTTAGTTCAAGTAAACGCGCCTACTAA